ATAAACAGTGGGATTAACAAGATGATAAACAGTGGGATTAACAGTGGGCTACACCATGCTCAACACGTTGTGTGGATCTATAGGTATTACTAGGGTAGGTGAGTTGATCTAACAGGGAAGGGTTGGTGAAGCTAGTAGGTAAGATAGTGGATAGGAGAGTAGTAATAGTAGTGTTAGTGGGTAGGTGAGTGGATGGAGTAGGTGGTAGAGTATGAACGAGGAAAAGAGACATATCTTCGACTTGCCGAGTCCCTCACGCTCACTTGCCTCCAGTTCCTTCTGGTTGAGCCTCCCTGAGCCTTTCTAAAGCTTCCTAGGCCATTATCCCAGTTCCACCTTTTTATTCCTTCACGGGCTTTATACTGGCTCTATTCTATTATCTGACTTATTGATCTCAATGAGTGGAGCAGTGAGTACAACCTGAGTAAGATACCAAGGAGCGCCATGGATAAGAGTGTGAGGCTTTGCGGCGTAGCCGTGATAAACAGTGCTTTGTGCCGAAGGCATTTCTCTATTTCTTGGTGTGATGCGTAGCATTGCTAGCACGAAGTGTGCTCTAGTCTTAGCTACAAACGTTAGTGCTGGACTGCTTAAAGATGACATGGAGGAGATAGCCCGAAGAATGAGGGCCTATGGGGGAAATGTTATTTGCTTTGAGACGGGAGTAGCCCCTCGTATAGCGACAGCGTTTTTGACATTTAGCCCTCATATAACTAAGTCATTTTTCACATTTCACCCTCTACTATAGTAGATCCCGCCTACGGCGTAGAGCCAGCAGCACCCGCTTGTGTATCAGCTTGTAGATACATAGGTAGCGTATAAAGTATAGTACAAGAGTACGAAGCTTAGCTACTAAAGGGAATAAGACCAACTACCTAGAATACGTAGTTATGCAATAACGTAGTAACTAGGGAGGAGGATACTAGGATAGCGGTAGCTGTCAAAGGAGTGTGGACAGGTTTAAAATTTGTCTCTTTAAATTTCCTGTTCTCCCCTATATATGTCGCGCTATCGCTCTAGCCCTTTAACCATGCGGCTTCTAGCGTTTTGTACAAAAATCAACCAGCTAATTTCCTATGTAAGCATCTACAGAGCATACTTAAATACACTCTGTAGTACACTATCTAGGCAGATAGTACATCGTAATCAAAGTTAGGGAACAGGACTGTAACGTCTGGAGTAAGGTTACTTACTCCAGAGTTCGCCTTCTGGATCACCTTAGTGTTACCGCCCTTCCGTACCCATGGGGCACCGTGTTCCTTACTTACGAACACACAAGCACCATCTACATGGTTAGACATTGTACATGTTAAGCTGTCTGTAGGTGACAAGCGTACATCACCTAGTACGTTAATTGAGTTTGTTGCTGATCCTAACTGGACCAGTGTACGTGTTTCTAAAGCCATTACTTAGTTTCCTTATCGGTGGTGTTCTCTGGTGGGTTCTTAGGCTTGTACTCTTTAATGAATACTGCCTTCATGTTTTCTACAGACTGGCGAGCATCTAACTCTACGCCCTTCCCTTTAGCCCAGTTGTCTAGTTCATTCTTATTAGTGAACGAGAATACTCGGACTATAGGATCTTCCGCGTCTGCTGCTAACTCGATTAACTCTGCTCGCTTTGCCTTAGCTGCGTCCTTACGGTCGTTAATCTGCTTCTGTAAAGCTGTACGGTCTTCGTTATACCCTTGTACGTCAGCCATGAATGCCTTTGTCTCTTTAGTCATTGCTAACATTAAGTCAAAGAACTCTTGTACATGGCGTTGACTAGTCACACAGGTGTTGTATGTCTGGATCAAGTCACGACGTAAACGTGCCATGTGGTTACTACCACCACGAGGTAGTTTGCTGTTGTCTAATCGACGTGGGCGTTTAGGGATGATTAAACCCTCATTGTCTTTTTCTACTTTACGAGTCATTTTCGTATCCTTTTGTTGGTATGTTTTTTAAAGCGGTCTGTACTATGGGCTAATACACCTTTGCCGTGCTGGGTTCCCATCTTGGCTCCCCACTCTGCAAAGAAGTCTGCTGAATCGTCATAGTCTTTTTGTTCTATACGTTTAATCTCGTCTACTGCAACCATCTCTGTCCACTTACGAACAGACCCAGCTACGGCATCTAAGCTATCATCATGTATTAACGATCCCCGTTCCCTTGTTACCTTAGATAGTTGGTGGAAGAACTTGTAAGATTCCCGTTGGTCTATTGGGTACTTGTTGGTTGTATCGAGGTCATACTGGATTACGTCACTATGTACGATAAACCTGTGCCTAGCCATGATAGGTTCTAGTGTGTCTATCATACGAAGCTCTTTCTGACCTGTCTCGTATGGCTCTTCTATAGCAGGTGCTAATGATTTACCAGCTGCTTCATAGGCTCTATGTAATATGGGTCTCCATGAGGCTGCTAATGCACCAAAGCCAAAGTTCTTCTCTACGTCAATACTGTTTACTTCGTGCTTCAAGGCTAATTTACTTAGCTGGTCGTATACATCATCTCCGTATCCTCCGGGAAGCTTGAGTATCTCTGCCAGGAACACGTAACCATGTAGGAAGTATGTGACTGCCGCTACTGTTTCATCCCCGTTCTTACCCCCGCCTGCGGGATCGACGTACATGTGTTTCCCTTCGTACTTGTACATCTCCGTACTTACGGTAAATGGCCCATAAAATTCAGGCTTACAAGAAAAACCACGGACATCAATTCGATTAGTAGGGCTAGGAAGCCATGACAGCTCGCCCACGCCCTTTTCAATATCGAATGGCATGATGATAAGGTTTTTAGTCTTCAAGGGGTGTCTGAGGTTGTCAGACAGCTCTGTGTTGAGCATGTGCTGGAGATTAAAATAGGCTTGGCCTTGGTCTAATTCCTTGCTACAAAGCTTTTCCTCGCCTAATAGCAAAGGATCAGTAGGTAGGCCACGATCACCGCCTAAACCGCCCCCAACGCGCAATGAGGGGTTCTCAGACATACGTTTGACGATAAAGGGTGATAAAGTATCGCCATAATGCTTTTCCTCATGAAGTGTAGGGTAGCGCCCTGTCCATACGCGTATATGAAACCCCCGCTCGGACAAGTTGTTGTATATAGAGTCAACTGTCTGAGGTGTACCTAGATACATGATACGGCCAGACTGTACGATAGATGAGAAATCTTTCGATAAGTGCTCAAGTGCTGCACGCTGTGTCTCAGTCGTACCATTCTTACTACTTTCGATGTCATCAGGGATCAGTAAGTCTGCTCGTCTACCCTGCATGTTAGCGGTTATCCCGATACATGCGACAGACGGGGACTTCTCTGGCCCTTTTAGTTGCCAGTGTACATCGAATGCCTTGGTAGAGGCACGGTCTCCATGCGTTCTATCAGGACGCATACACTCTAGTATCTCCCAGTTCATAATGATCTGGATTACCCAGTTAGCTATTTCCATAGCTACCTCAGCACCAGCGGATATGATTAGTACACGGTGCTTACAGTCATGTAGTAGCTGCCATACAGCGAATATCGCTACAATGGTAGACTTAGCCTGTGACCGCTGGGCCTGTATCATCCCTAGTGTAGGGCCGTACTGTAGGAACTTACCAATATCGACTTGTATGTCTGAACACTGGAAACCCATGAGGTCTACCATACAGTCATAGAGGAAATCCTCGAACTCACTGTAGTGTTCTCGTAGATCCTCTATGTCTACCCAGCGTAGTACCGTTTCCTTCTCTATATCATTTAAGGAATTGTAGAACTCTAGATCGTTTAGTATATCCGTGAAGGTCGTGTCTGCCTGTAACACACCTCCGCGAGCCTTGGTAATCTCCTCGAACTCGTCATCGGTGTAAAGTAGTTCATCATCTTCTAGGAGTTCATCCTCTACAGATACAGCCGGTAGAACCGACGCTCTACCAGACTGGACTCTCTGTAGCTGCTCTAGGTCAATTCCACCTAACAGCTCCAGTATTTCCTCCTGAGTCATGTTAGCAACGTCGTCTTTATTCATTACTTATAGTCCTCCATTGCTGCTATCTTGCCATCGCCCATACGGGAGTGTTTCTGCTTAGCCTTTAGAGTCTCATTAAGACGTTTCATGTCCTTGTTACCCTCTAAGTCAGCTACTACACCATTCTTATGTACGAAGTTTACAGCTTGTGCCATCATTGCGGGGGACACACATTTACGCATTTTACCTGTAGACTGTTGCTCCAATTGACCGTCGATCTCTTGGAGCTCCATTACCTCTTCTTCTTCTTCAATGAGTTCACATAGCACGTTGGCTATCTTCCCATGCAGTTCTTCTAGTTTACTCAGGCTTGCTTTCTTCATGAGTACCCTCCTATTTGTTATCGTCCTTTATAGCAGTAAGTATCATATCAAACTTCGTAGTTAGTAGCTCTTTCAAGCCGTCTATCTTCGTCTCTAATACGTCATGCTTCGCTGACTGCTGTGCTGCTACGTGCTCTAGTGCATCTACTTTCTTTTCTAGTCGCTGTTTATCACTCCAGAAGTACAGCCCTACTAGAGAAAGTAGACCCAAGATCAAGTCTCTAGGGTCTAACATATCCATATACTCTCCGTTTATCTTATAAGTACTGTATTAGGCGCTCGCGGCACCGTCTTCCCTCGTTAGTAGTTCCGCCACTTCGATGTTTGTCAACTCTAACAGAGCATGTTCACAGCTTGGAATGTACCGTATTAGTAAACCTGTCACGCCATTAAACGTGACCGGTAAGCCCACATGATGCGCCCGTAGTCCACACTCTGGTGATACTATTGCGTGGGTTTTTATTGCAGTCATTATAATATCTCCGTCCAGCTACCATCCACCTTCTTCTCGTAGTCAGCCCAATCCCCTGGCACACCGTTGATAACAGTACCGTGCTGACCGCCTACTGGGTCAAAGATAGTGTCACTATTATCATCTATTGCGTATGAGTTTGTTACCTCACCCGCTGGGTTTCTGAATTTGACGTCAGCTATGATGCCTGCGTAGTTGTGACCGTAGGACGTAAGGGTACCACCGTGGCGCGCTGAAAGTGTTGTTGTTGCTGTAGGTTCGCTACTAGTACCCTTGCTTATTACTTTTGTCTCTACTACAACCCCATCTTTGTGTATAACGAGATTGACTCCATCAAACAGGAATCGCCATGTACCTCTTGTAGCTATCGAACTGACATTGCTCACAAGACCACCTAACACGATAGTAAAGTTGGACGCCCCTATATTTTTGTATATTTGAAAAGCTTTATTGCTTGTGTTGGTTGCTATGTTCTGTGCAATGAAAGTACCTTGCTCCTCCGTACTACCAACTAGATCGAACTCTATATCAAAATGGTCTAGTGGGTTAGGTATTAACCTAGTCCCTAGCTCATACGTATCTGTAGTCCCCGCGTTTTTACGGAAATATCTGTAGTTTACGTCAGGGGTAGAGTCAGGTTGTTGCTGTCTAATTAACCCCCGTGTAATGAGGCTCCTTTTAAAGCTACTCATGCTGCTGTTGCAACGAGGTTAATGCTAGTGGTTCCTGTAGCACCTTCTATACGGACAAGCACTTCCACGCCGTAACCGTGGGTCAGTAGTACTTGTTCGTCTACTGTTATAGTACCGTCTACGAACTCATGGAAGGCAGCAGCGTTATCTAGGAAACCTAGTTTTACAGTAGCACCTCCCGCTGTCCCTGTTAAGTAGATACAGCTACTACCCGAGTAGCGTGGTTTGACTATACGGTAGTCACCGTTGGTTGTAATTATGATGTTTGTCATAGTTTCTCTTATGTTCTCGTTAATTATTTCGGACGACAGTGAGCACTGTCACCGTTTTTTTTTTTTTGGCGAGCACCTACGTAGGCCGCGCCTATTCCTTCTTTATACGGTAAGTGTACTTATGACGTCACGTCTACAGGGGTGATGTAATGGTAACAAGTATCGAAGCTTTCACCCCTGTCCTATTCTCCACGTAGACCCGCGACCCGGTGAAGGATACGTTTAGGCTATTACTTGGTCCAGTTGTACCTGTCATATACGAGTTTTCGACAAAGAAGTTAGAAGAGCCAAAAGAATCGAACACCCCGTTCCTGTATATCACCCCTGCCCCGTAGAACCCACTAACTCCAGCTACCC